CTTACCTGATCGGTGCCCTGAAGCCTTCTTCCGTTCCGGCCTATCTGACCTGCAGTCCCTATGAGTCCAACGCCCTGGCGCTGGCGCAACTGCGCGGTGGTTGCAGCGGTTGCGGTTGCGCCTAAGGAGGTACAAATATGGTCAATGCTGTAAACGTACCTTCCCAGACTGTTGCAGTCAACGGTACAGTTTTATTCGGAAGCACTCGAATCAAGACGGGCTGCTCCGTTCGGCATGAGCAGGGCTCTGGACGCTTCGTCGCCCGCGAGCCCGGCGTCTATGAAGTTTCCTTCGCCGGCAACGTAACCGGAGCTACGGCGACTACACCGATTGCGCTGGCACTGTACCAGGATGGCGAACTGATCGCAGGCAGCCAGATGACTTATACGCCGGCAACAGCTGGCGCAGTGGGTAACGTATCCAAGACGGTACTTGCCCGAGTCTTCTGTGACTGCTGCTCCTCGATCAGTGTCCGCAATGTCGGCACCGCAGCCATTCAGCTGGACAACGCCAACATGACCATCACAAGGGAGAGTTGATATGGGTAAGTATCATGAGCTCATGAGTATGGCCATCGATAAGGGCGCCGAAGAGGAAGCCTGGGCTATCGTAGACGAGACCATGATGTGCCTCGAGAAGAAGCACCCCGAGCTGTACGACGAGATCATGGACAAGCTCGAATGCCTCGCCTATCGAATCCCGGCTGAGGAAGCTACCGAAATCGTAAAGGCTATGCGCCCCAGAGGTCAAAACTGGTCGTTGCAACAGATCAAAGATTTCCTCCGTGAGAAAGGAATCGACCATAATATCGTTAACTGGTATCTGGTCATGAACATGTGTTACAACGACTACTATGACACCGCGAAGCAGTTCAACCTCCAGAGTGACGAAGACTTCTACTTCCACCTGGCCAAGGACTTCATCGAGGATCCGGACGCGAAGCCTCTCAAGGTCGAGAAGTACTTCCTCGACTGACCAAAACAAAAGAGCCTCGACCAGTCATCTGGCCGGGGCTCTCTTATTAACTCGCTAACGCGAGCACGTTGCGCAGAGGAGGTGATTATATGGATAAAGAATACGATTTTCTGGATGTAATAACCATCCTAAATCTTGGGTTACAAATGCAAGAGTTTCTTACCTCGCCGAGCTATTGGCAGATGGTCAATTCAAAACTCGATCGATTGCTCCAGATTGCCGAAGGTAGTAGCACAGGTGCTGACAAGCATCCTTCGAATGCTCAGTGAGTTTCTCTATGCGGGAAAGCTGTACGAATTTATCAGGCAGCTTTCCTGCATACTTTTTTACCGGAGGAGCCTGTTTCACAATTTGTTTACCATGTATCGTTGCAACATACAGGATCACACCAATGACCTCGCACGGATAGAAACTGTTCCAGACCATCTTCTGGGCCTTTCCGGGATACAGGTTAAAGGTCTCGTAAACGACAACATCCGGGTCGAGTCTCTCTATTAGCTGCGCAACCTCCACGTGATTCTTCGGGGCCGTACCTGCCTGCATATTGTCCTCTCTATCGAGGTAACACCATCCGGTAGACTCACCAGGGTCCAAGGCAAGGATTGATAACTGTTCCATACTACACCTCGATCAATGTAAACTTATGCTTCATGATGTACTCTGGTCCTACACCTACACAAAGCTTATGAGCCTCAATATCACCCATATACACTTTGTATTCCTTATCCTCCCATTTCAGAGTACCGAAGCCTGCAGGCTCTTTATCGGCGAACTCGCATATCACAGGCCAGTCACCCACCGTATTGAGTGGACGCACAGGATCGGTTTTCTCCATAGGTGTGTCTGTTAAGTGAATCCACAGGATATTGCGATTCGGGATAGTATACAGAATCGCCTCGTTCGCATCAAAAAGGGTAGTCCAGCCATCTGGAGAACGATCGCCTCTATAACTAGTGATGATGCTATGCTTATCTAAAACATCACCGTTCGTCAGAGCTACCATATAATGTTTCATCATTTATCCTCCACCAGTACAACTGTGCTGATACGTTCTAAGGGTATTGCACATAGCGCGTATCCGTCAAGGCTGCTTTGTGAGTAGCCCGTTAGGATGTTGTCGTGAATCCGATAGCTTAGTATAGGCAACCAAGTCTTTACAACTTCACCGCCTACCAGGGTTATTTCATAGCGTAGCTTCATTCATCTACCTCCAACGCAGCACGTATAGAGTCCGCCTTCGAGAGATTGATTTTACCGACGCGCTTATCAAAGGACTTATTGCAGCCGAGATAGTACCACATAACCGGATTATCCTGACCTCTTCTATGCAGCCGATCTTCGCACTGCTCGTTGATCTCCGGAGACCAGTCACGCTCCATCATGATGCCGAGTCGAGCCTTTTGCAGACCATCTACACCAGTACCCATAGCGCCGATAGTCCCAATAATAACCTGAACTGCTCCTGCAACGAAGTGTTGCTTGTTCTGCTCGCGCACCTGAGTAGTCAGAGCGCCAGTATATGTAGTGGATGTAATCTTGTGCTTACGGAGATACACCTGCAGCGCTGCTGCGGTCTTTTCAAACTTGGTAAAGACGACTACCTGCTCGTCTGTAGACTCACAGAAGTTACGGACCCACTCAAACTTGGCTCCGCCCTCCATGACTTCAAACAAGCCAGGCCACGAAGTAGTTTGTTGCAACCTAAGCGCAAGCACTGCGCCGTTGGCAATCGTACAGTTCTCAGGGAGTTCATCCAGAACAAGCTTCTTAATCTTCTTATAGAGCGTCGCTTGCTTGGGAGACATGTCGAGCCAAATCTCCGTACGATGCTTACCATGAGCCACTTCAATTTCACCGTTGTACAGAGACACCAAATCAAGCAGCTTATGAAGGATTGCGATATGAGCCGTATTCTTCGTCAAGCCCTCAATAGATCTTCCAAAGTAGCCATCGACGACGTTACAGAAATAGTTCACGAACGTCCAGTAACTCTTGCCACTATACCTCCAATCCAATCCATTCAAAATGGACCAGAGGTCATCAGGCTGCTTGAGGATAGGTGTACCTGTTAAACCAAGATGACACGCCGCAGGAATTTGTTTCGATGCAATCGTCCTTTGAGAGTCCTTATTCTTAATATAATGGACTTCATCGAACACTACGCAATCATGTCTCCTACTGCGCAACTTGCTCAGCGTAGCTGTCTGCAGCAGCTTCTCGTAATTGAGGATCACCGTAGGTTTCTTCAAATCGAATACACCCACATCCTCATACATTTCAGGCCACCATTCCTTGTAGTGTTCCTTCCACTGATTACAGACAGGTTTCGGCGCAACTATCACGGTGTCTCGTGCATCCCAAGCTTTCAGCGTCACAATAGTCTCGACCGTCTTGCCGAAACCCATTCGATTTCGATTGAGACAGTTGCCCAACTGAATAGCCTTGATTCCGTCCTTGAGCTGATACTCGGCCAGCCGTGTATCATACCAGTCAAGGTTCTTAATCTCAGGAGCTCGCATACCCTCCAAGGGGTCTCGACCGAGGACAATGCGATTGACTACATTGTCCTCGATACGAACCAACTGGCTATTCCTGTGCAAAACGTATCCCATTAACATGGGGAGAAGCTCTCGGCGTTCCTCCGGAGTAAGTTGCACAGAGATATAATCATCCATCAAGATACTCCTCCAAATCTTTTAGCTTGCCCCAAGCATCCCCGACCTCAACATCTGCTCTGAAGGGTACAGGGCACTCTTTCAGATAGCGCTGAGGAACAGTCGCCATAATCCAGGTACACTTGTCTGCGATGCGCTTGATGAGCTCTTTGTCCTCTTTGACCTCTAAAATAATAGAGTCATGGACCGTAGTTACTATCTGCGCGACAGACCGCAGGTTCTCCTGCTCAAGAAACGCGTCAATCTCAAGCAACGAGAACATTGTGAAGTCACTGGCGATGCTCTGAATAGGCGTGTTGATGTATTCATTCTGCACATGGTTAAGATTTTCGTTTGTCAGGACGAAATGACGCTCACGGCCAAACTCCGTTACGCAAGCTTCGCCCTTGCGAGCCATGTTGCGACGATTCTCAATCCATTCCTTGACTCGCGGCATCGGACGATACCATTTATCAATAATGGCTTTCGCTTCGCCCATCGACTTTTTGAAAGTCCGAGCAATACTTCCAGGCCCGCGACCATAGGCAATACCGAAGTTAATCGTCTTCGCCATGACACGCTGCTCTTTATCAAAGTTCGGCCCGAACATGTCTGTTGCAACGGCGTCGTGCAAATCCTTGCCGTCCTTATAAACCTGAGTCAACCAAGGATCACCAGAGAGGAGAGCCAACACGCGCAGCTCAGCCTGACTGTAGTCCATCTGGACTAGCTTATAGCCTTCCTTTGCGCGCAACAGATTCTTGATACGCTTGTCACGTGGAATATTCTGCATGTTAGGATTGGACGAGCTCAGTCGGCCCGTCTCAGTACCGTGCAGGTTAAACGTACCTCTGATACGTAGATCCTTACACACACATTCACGCAACCCCTGCACGTAAGTGTCCATGTACTTACCATTCTTACGCACAGCCCCGATGGCCTCCAAGAACTCTTTTGCCTTCGGATTCGTAATGACACCCGCTTCGACTTCATCGATAAGCTCCTCGATAGTCTCTGCACTCGTGTTAGGCACAGGCGAGCCCAAAACAGTTTCGAGCATCCACTTCAACTGCTTCGGGGACTTGATATTGAACTCCGTATCGGGGCGCGCCTTGGCTTTCGTCTTAACGGCATAGGCCATAGGATCCCAGATATCCTTTACGACTTCGTCCAAGTGCTTCGAAGCCTCGACATACTCTTTCTCGAGGTCATATTCCAAATCCTCAAGGTAATCCATATCAAGCTGAACTCCAGCTAATTCTACGCGCATATACACGTTAGACGCTTCGATAAGCTTTCTATAGATAAAGTCCGCTTCAGGTCTTCCAAGCTTGTTAAACACATGATATAAGCGCATAGTCGCAATGCAATCGCGCTGCATATAAGGAATCAAGACCTCAGTAGGAATATCGTCGTACATGAAATCGCCGATACGCATCCCGTGTGCTTTGCAATACTCTCGCTTAATCTTATCCAGCTCATCATCCCATGCAGGCGCTTGAAGGTACAGCTGGCCGAGATCCTTCAAGCCATGAGTACCGCGCTTCTCGTTGACTGCCACGTAATGCTTCAACATCGTGTCTTCATCGATACGAGCATCGAGGTTGCACAGGTACTTCAACCGGCTGCAGTCGAACTTGCCGTTGTGCCAAATGAATCGAATGTTCTTATCCCCAAACAGCTCTTCGAGAGCTCTCCATATTAAATTTGAATGCTCAGGACCGTTGGACCCATTGATAGGTATGTTGCGCAGAGCATAACACGTACTTGAATCCGTCGCGAAGCCAATACTCAGAAGCTTGTTATCCTCCCACTCGACTCGACGAGTCTCAATATCGCACGCAACAAGCCCACCTTGCGCGATGCCCTGCACCTGTTTTATCGTGGTCCAGATATCCGTAGGCTCGCTGGCTTCATACAGATTCAGGTTATCCCAATCATACTCAGGCGCATCCATATCGGCATGTGCAAAGGCAGTGATAGCCTCAACGGTCTTATCCAGCACCACCATGTTACTTTTGACATAATTGATGGGCGGGATGACTAAAGTATTTGTTGCACGGATAACCTTAAACCAGGTGAACTGGTCATGCGAAGACTTCACTTGTTTGTCTTCGGGAAAGTCCGGGCATATAGCCCGGACCACTCTTTCGAGTTCTGTCATATCATAATCCCCGCTTCCCGAAAGTACTCTCGGCATATCAGAGTATGTTGCCGCAAGTCTTCCTGATTGATGACATCGCGCTCCAAATCTACGGTGAAACCATCAGGCCGTACGCCCATGGTATGTCGGATATGATTCTTGGTCAGATAGCTCATCAAGACGGTATCGAGAGACCGGATATCCTCCGGATGCTCATACTCCACAATCTCGGACACAGAGTACCACAGGCCGAGAAGGTGATGTGGCTTATCCTTGAGCTGACATACCTCATTGACAATCTGAGGCCGCCCACCGGGAGCTGTCTTGGCAAGTACCTTGGGAACACCAATGACATCCACTTCCTCGATGGCCAACAGGTTCTCATAGCAATCAACCCACTCAGCCATATCCTTACCTTGCGCAACCGCCATCAGCTTAAAGGGGCGCTTATAGCCATAACGCTTGATGATATCATTCAGAGCCTTATCGACTCTCGCCAAAGTCTTGTCGCGATCCTGAAACGCATCAGGAAGGATAATCTCATGAGCCTCGATACGTTCGGCGGCGTCGCACACTCGAGACACATCAACGGCGTCACCCAACTCGATGAGACTATTATCCAGAATCTTGTAACCCTTGACACTCTGGGCAACATTCCGATACATCGGATACTTCTCAACCAGATGCGTCAAGAACATATGCATCGACTGAGAATACTCCATGCAGAGGTTGCCCAGGGGATAGATGTTAATCAGTTGCATTTCCTTCCCTCCTTTCAATCTCATGGTTCAGGTACCAGGCGGCCTTCTTCAAATCCTCGAGTGCCTTAGCCTCGTCGCTCTTACCTTTGGACTTCTTCCGGCCGGCCCGCGACACGTACTTGATAACGTTGCCGAGATTGAAGTTAAGCTCCTTGTCATCGATGAAGTCAATAACCTCAATCTTGCCGCTAGTGTAATGGTCGGGATGATTCACATTATCAGCCATTGTTTACCTCCAAATCTCCGAACAAGGCCGGATACAGACCGTTGCACAGGGCATATGCTTCCTTCGCAACCTCCCGCATTTGCGGATGCGCCGCAGGGGCACAACGCAGACGGAAGAAATGGCGCCACTCACGAACGTTGGCCGTCATGACCACTTCCGTCTTCAGGCTATTGGGCAACACTGCGCGCGCTTCCTGCGGAGAACAACCATCTTCGAGCAAAGCGAAGTAGGTGCTCTCGGCGTACTGCATGGCGTTCTTCCAATGAGCATAAGGCGTAGTTCCAGGAATGAGATAGCATGGCTCGATGACCGTAATTTGAGTACCGAACTTCTCCTGTGAGTAGTTGCAGTACCTCGTACTCTCCTGGCAATACGCCGCCAGCCGATGGCGAACGATTTCATGGCTTACGCCCCGGTCGCACACGAACTTAATCATGATAGTGCCGTGCTCCAGAACAGCTTCATGACCCCGCTTAATGATGTTGCGGATGAACTTCTCCGCTGAGCCATCCGTAATTTTATCTTCGGACTTATAACACACACGGCCGGCCTTCTCGATGGTGTCGTAGAGCGTAGCACGTGCTGGCGCTTGGTACAGAATCACCTTAGCTTTGTCAATAATCATTTTCTCCATCCCCTCTCAGTGAGTTTCGCGCAGTTGTATCTGTATATCTCGTCCAGAGACATATCGTACAGCTCACACAACGCCGTAAGATACCAGAGCACATCGCCGAGCTCCGATTTGAGGTCATCCTCTCCGCAACGAGCACGATCTTTAGCGTAGTTACGCTCGCGCCCTTTGAAGATTCCCAAAACCTCGCCAGTCTCCTCGGCCAGGCCGAAGATACACATTCTTTGCTTTTGTTCGGTAGTCATTCCGGGGAAGCTCTTAGCGAGCTGTCCCCGGATGTCCACCTGTACTTCAGATAGACCCGCCATGGTTAATTCCTTTCTCTTGTGAAGAAATAAAAGAACGGTGTGTCGATCAAAGCTAGGATAGCTTTGAACAGATACTGGCCAACCATCATAGCTGCCAGTGTAGAATGCATCTCGCTATTCCAGAGCCAACCGAAGCCAATGCCAAAGGAGATACCAATGAAAAGCACGGTATCGATAATCTGACTGGTCAACGTAGAAGCATTATTCCACAGCCAGCGGCCTCTGGTACCTTTATACTTGTCACGCAGCTTATGGAACACGAACACATCCCAAGACTGAGATGCAATATACGCCACGAGGCTGCCGACCACAAAAATCCAGTTCTGCCCGAGAAGAGACACATAAGCCGTCTGCATATCCGGATCTGCCGCAGGCAAATACTGCGTGAAGATAATTAGAAGAGTTGCGAGGATCTGACCGATCATACCCCAGCGAACAATTAAGTTCGCCTCTTCTTTACCCCACAGCTCGCCGACGATGTCGGTGATGAGAAACGTGATCGCGTAGCACACAGCCGCGCCA